TTCACCTGCTTATAATTTTAAAAATGAAAACGTTAAAAGTCATTCAATAGGAACAGTGAGAAATTAAGATGGCGTATTACCCACCAAACGGCAGTGCTAAGGAATTAATAATGGATGCTGACGTACAGCTTGATTATCCTTATTCATCTAGTACAAGTAACTTTATTGTTGCAGATATTATTGAAGTAACTGCCAGTGTGGATAATCTTAAAATAATATTACCCGATGCTACTGAAAGCGGACCTGGTTTTACTATTACATTTAATAATATAGGCCTTGATGCAGTCAGTATTGTTCTATTTGACGGCGTAACTGAACTTACTTCGCTTACTGCCGGTAGTATAATAACTGTTTATATTAGCGACAGTACTACAAGTAATGGTGTATGGCGTGTTTTAGCTCCTGCGGGAGGGAGTAACGGCATTAACAATCTTGTTATTGATAGTACCAATAATTCAATAGGAGTTAGCGGCTCGCCTGTCAGTAATCCAGGAGGGACTGTTGACCTGACATTGCCGCCAATAATTGCGACAATAACAGACTTAACTAGTTTTGTTCCCGGGATAGTACTTATTAATCCTACAAATAGTAACCCTTGGTCAATAGGTATAATAGCGGGTGATACGAACATAACTGTTGAAAATGGTGATGGAGCTGATAGCGGCGTCCCTATTATTATCAAGCTTGATAATAATATTGCGATTAGTGAGGTAACGGCGGGTAATATTGTTATCAACAATAACACAATATCAAATACTGATTTAAACGGCACTGTTAATATTAACTCCAACGGGACAACATCTAATGTTGCTTTAAACGGGGTGTTAATTGATCCAAATAGAAATATAAGTAATATTAATAGTATTAGTGTAACAGGTACTTTTAACAGTCCTAACACAGCTAAGGCATGGTGTAGATTTACAAATACAACAGGATCAATTGTAATGACAGCTAGCTATAACGTAAGCGGTGTTGTTTTAGATACAAACAATAATCAATATACAATCAGTTTTACAAATCCATTATCGGTTACTGAGTATGGTGTACTTATAACATGTGCTAATAATAACAGTACTTCACCGCTTCAAACAAGGGTAGGATACGATATTATTAAAACAGTTAACCATGTTGTAATAGTTCTTGCTGACTTATCCGGTGAGATGCTTGCAGATTTACCGGAAGGAGTAACTGTTGTTATATATTCCAATTGACAATAAATAATTAATTCGCAATAATAAAAGTTAATAATCTGTCTCTTCGTAGACTTTGAGTTAACTTTTATCTCTGTAAAAAAGTACCAATTAAATACGCTCTTAAGCGGGAAGCTTTAATGCTTCATGGGTCAGTCTAGCCTTTCAAATAGATAAAATCACAAACAGAATATTTTTAATTAACTTAACTATTTTAAGGTAAATTTATGGCGTATGGCGTAAATGCTCCCTTTGGTTTAAGACCTTATAGTCATTTAAACGGCGGAGCTGACGATATAAGAACAAATAGTAACTACGTCATAGACACTGTTACTGCTTCCACATTAAATAAAGGTGATCCTGTTATATTTGCACCATTAATAGCTGACTCAGTTGTTACTCCTTATTATAAAGGTGGTCAATCAACTATAACAAGATACGCACCAACAGTTAACTTACAAGCTGGTAACAACCCAACTACTGTAACAACAGCACCTCCAATTGTTGGTGTATTCATGGGTTGTGAGTACTGGGTAAATGGCACTTATTACAATCAGGAATACTGGGTAGCAGGAACTCCTGCTACATCTGTTGTTAAAGCTTATGTTATTGATGATCCTAATGTTATATATGATGTTCAACTTGGAACATGGCATGGATCAAATCAAGCAGCTCCAGCACAATTTTTAGTGTTACCTTGTATGCAGTTACAGAATGCTACCTGGCCTAATACAGGTGCGGGTGCGGCTAACCCTACAGCAGCTAATAGTGCGGTAATTGGTTCTAATGTGTATTTATTGACAGGTAGAGGACCTGCCGCAGCAGGTAATGGTTGGACTACTTCTTTAACTACTATTGAAAAATGGGATGGAGTAGCTGGTGCGGCCGTTGTAGCAGGTTATGCTGATAACCCACTTATTGCTAACTATGGTAACAATGCAGGACCATCTAATCCACTTGGAATTTCAACTTATTATGCTTGTCCTTCCTTAGCAGGAACATCTGCAAACCCTTCTGCTCCTGATGGTAGAAATGAGTATGCAAGAAATGCAGCTGCTTCATTTAAGGTTTTAGGATTCACTGCTGATCCAAGGAATGTTCCAGGAACTTTTGGTCAACCAGCTGATGGAACTGCTGGTACATACTTCAATACTCCGTTCTTAAACGTATATGGTGTTATTAATAACCATGCGTTCAGAGCTGGTATTGCTAGTGTAACCCCTGCTTAATAATTAAATAAAAGGTAACATAAAATGGCAATTAATACCGCTTCCATATATCCATTGTTAAGACCTGGGGTCAAAGCCGTAATAGGTAACTATGACACCTACCCTGATCAATGGAAAAAAGTATTTAGTACTTACACTTCAGACAAAAAAATCGAGTTTGAAGATGAATTCAAGTCTCTAGGTATGGCACAAATCAAGAACGAGGGTTCTGCTATTGCTCAAGACAGCATGGCAGTAAGATACCAAACTTCTTACTTGCACACTGTCTACGGGCTTAGTTTCTCAATCACTGATGAGGCAATGAAGGATAACCTTTATAAGTCTCAATTCCCTCAGCACTTGATAGCTCTTAGGAACTCCCTAAGAGCAGCTAAATCTCAGGTTGCAGCAAACGTTTTCAACTTAGGAAACGTTACGTTAGTAGCTGATGGTCAGCCGTTCTTTTCAGCTGCACATCCGCTTGACAACGGAACAACCAACTCCAACTTAAGCAACGTTGCATTAAGTGAGGTTGGTTTGCAGAATGCAATTATTGCGATTCAGCAATTCAAGCAACTTAGCGGAATTCTAACACAAACTATGCCTAAAATACTTGTTGTTGGACCTGCTAATCAGTTTGCAGCAAGTGTTATAACTAATAGCCAGTATAGAACTTCTGTCGGCACAGTAGCAAATGCAGCTGGTGATGTTGGAGTTTATAACGCAGGTGTTAACGACATCAACGCTATTTATCATGATAGCTACCTGCCAGGTGGCTACACAGTTAACAATTACATCACTTCACCTACTTTCTCTTGCATAGTAACTGATGCGGAAAGAGGGCTCATTCACTACGAGCGTGAGAAATTGGAAGCGTGGAGCTGGGTTGATAATGCTACTCGTGATATGTGGTTTGCAGCTAAAGAAAGATATTCTTTCGGTGTTACAAACTGGCGTTGTGCGTATGCTTTAAACATGTAAGAGGTATAATATGGCAGTACATAGTAGACCTCTTGCCAATATTCTTTGTAAGGGCACTAAAAAAAGTGCCCCTAAAAAGGATAGTGTCAAAATGGAAATCAAAAAAGATAAAAAAAGTAAATGAGTGTTTTTAGACAAAGTACGACAATTGCTCCTGTAGCTGCTAATAATATTGGTACTTACGCAGCTGTTGTTGCAGGAACTGTACCATTACCTCAAGGAGGTCCTATATCGTTTATTAATAAGGGGTATGCTTCCTCTTTGGTTATAAGTTCAGGAGCTGATATTAGCGGAGCTACTTTTACCATAACAGGAACATATAATAATAAATATGTTACTGAAACTGTAACTGGTCCTAATGCAACAGTAGCTGTTACAAATAACCTGTTTCATACGATTAATACCATAACAGCAAGTGCTAACATAGCTCAAGCTTATACTATAGGTTCTAATTTTAATGTGGCGGTAGTTTTAAATAGTTACAATACTAGAAACGCAACCAACTTTAATTTAAGTTCATATAGTGTTTTGGTTAACTCTTTAACAGCAGCTGGCCAATGGGATGCAGGTGAGTTTGTAATATATGGAGTATCAGGTCAAATGCCTGTTACTTTAACATCGGCTACTTTGGATTATGATACTAGGAGCAGTAATTTATTTGCAATAAATGATGTTGCGGCTGCTGTATCACAAGCTGAATTAAATGCAGGTTTTATTACAAATACCAACTATCCTTTTAGCGGAGTAATTGTTTATTTTACTAACGGCGTAATTCAAACATCTAGTTTTGTTGAAATAACACAGAGTTAAAATTATGAATAAAAACTGGATAAAGAAAGCTACTAAAGAAAAAGGAGCTCTACATGAGGCTTTAGGTGTACCTGTTGATAAAAAGATACCATCTAAAAAGCTTGATAAGGCTTTGCATTCTAAAAGTACAAAAGTAAGAAAAGAAGCAAATTTAGCTAAAACATTAAAGAGCTTCCATACTAAAAAAGGTAAATAATGCCGGTTGTATCAGGTACTTATAATTTTCAATCACTTGAAAATGATGATCTTATCCTTGAATGTTTTGAGAGAATTGGCTTTGCCGGTGATCAATTAGTACCTGTGCAAATTAATTCAGCTAAAAGAAGTCTTAATTTTCTTCTTCTTGATTGGATTAGTAAAAGTGTTAATCTTTGGACGATTAACAAGCTTTATCTACCATTAAATACAGGACAATCCAAATATACACTTGGAACTTCCATAACTGATATTCTGGAAGTTTTACAACGTCAATTTACAAGACAACTTAATGGAACAGCACAATCAAACACAGCAAATACCTATGATAATGGTGGAGGCGGTAATCCTTTATTTGCTTTTGACAATGTGTACACCACTGCATGTATTCAAAACGTTGCTGACGGCAATATATCTTACACTTATGGAGCAGACGTATTTAAAACAATTACGTTCATTGGGGTTAGGACTAATATCTCTGGTAATTATAATCTAGTTGTTGAATATTCTAATGATAACGTCAACTGGTCTACTTTAAATGTGGATTGGACTCATCCTTACGCTTATAGTGCAGGAGTTACAAGGTGGGCAGATGTTATAACACCTGTTTCAGCTATGACTTATCGTATAAGGGAAATAGGAGGAGCAACACTTAATATACAGGAAATATATTTTGGTAATAACACAATTGATTTAAAAATTAGTCCTGTCAGTCGTGATACGTATTTATCTTTTTCACAAAAATATTTAATGGGAAGACCTACAACTTATTATTTTGATAAGTCTCTAGTACCTAATATTAATATATGGCCTACTCCAACAGCTGATTATCTTGTTCTTCAATATTCGTTCATTAGAACAATGTATGATGCAGGTGAGTTTTATAATACAACATCTGTACCGGCTAGGATGTATCCTGCATTATGTGCCGGTCTTACATGGATGCTAGCGGTTAAATACAAGCCGGAAATGGCAGATAGTTTTAAAATGCAATATGATGAGGTATTTACGCTCGCTACTAGCAATGATAGTGAAAATGTTGATTTAACGCTTAATTATGATTTAGGTAAATATAATGCGTATTGAAAGAAGACGTTATCAGTCTGATCGTAGTTGGAAAATGTATGAAGAACTACATAAACAATATGACTGGGCTGGAAATCAAAAAATCTGGACAGGTATTTGGGTAGGACTTAAGGAACTGGATAAACCTAATGAACAGTTAAGAACACCTATTGTTAAAGATGATCCTAAGCCGGTTAAAAACCCAAGACCATTTACACCCGGAGCTATGGTATGAACAAAATATTTTATTTTGTAATTATTTTTATTCAGATTTTAAGCACGATTTGGATCGTATTAACTATAGAAAAACATTCAACTCACCCTATTTATGCTAAGAAAATAGAAAAGATTAATTATAACTGTGAGCCTTGGGATTCATGTGATGTTAGTTCTATAGATAAGATTAAATGAAAAAAAATGTTACTAAATCTATTAGAATAAAAAAAGAAACCAGTGTTAGTGAAACAACTACATTGGTAACCAAATCTTCTAGTCCTCCTCTTAGATTTACAGTTACACCTGTTGTATCAGAAGATAATAATAATTTTTTTGATGATAAAAACACAGATGGTTTTTATAAAGTACCCATAAGCGATGATGAAACTACTGTAAAAGTTAGAGATGAATTAAACTTAGAATCTACAATAAAAGCTAATGATGAACAAGAATCAGAAGAAGAAATTGTTTATTGTGATTCTTCTACTATTAAAAGAGTAATAGCTAGTTCCATTGTAGCAACCGGAACTGGGGTTGCTATGATGCCTATTTTCAACAATCTTGTAAAAAACTCATCTAAGTTTGGGTTAGACGTTCATGATAATAAATTATTTTTAGAATTATCTACAGCAAATACATTCATTATATCTTCTCTATCATCTTTTGTTACGATGAATGAATTTATAAAGAAGCATCAGACAACAAGAATAGAAAATGATAAATGGCATATTACTTTAGCTAAAACATGTGCCAGTTTTTCTTTAATAATGCCTTTAGGGTTACTCTGGACAACAGAGTTCAACAATCAGAAAGTAGCAGGTTCATCTGGATTTGATGAATATATGACTTGGGCTACTTTTTCAAGTATTCCTCTTATTGTAGGACAAATAACTGATTCCGTCAGTACTGTAAATACTATTACAGATAAAACATTACTAAATAGTGTTTCTACAGTTGGAGGTCAGATTTTTATTTATGGATTATCAGCTGCTTCTTTAGTTGGAAGAGCGATAAGTTTTACTGAAGTAAGTAAAAATCTAGCGTTAATTATGGGTTTTAGTCCTGAAATATCTTTAGCTATAGGAATAGCTACTGGTGGTGTACTTACTTCTTCAGGTGTATCAATACTTGAGTTTTCAACATTAAAGAATTTATTTGAAAAACAATATACAAGTTTTGATCCAAAAAAAGTAGCTTTAGGGGTTTTTGTATTAGCAGAAGGAGTATGGTTTACGTTGCCGTTAGTAGCAGTTGGGTTAGATGAAAGTGATAATTGGAATCCTTTGCTTAAATCATCATTGTTTGTTCCACTTGCAGTATCACATAGTATTCTTGAATCAACTAAAATATATGACAAAGCATTTACATTATTTGATTATGTAAAAACAGCTTGTTCAAAATTCATTCAATGGGTAACTGATACTTGTTCTGTATATGAAGAAAGTTCTTCATCCTCTAGTTATGCTGATTATGTACCAGATGTATACGTTGATAATGTTACTACAACAGGGGATAGTGAATAATAAATATGGATAGAAATACAGTTAGAATTCTTGAAATTGATGGGGGAGGTGAGAGAGGCTACCTACCTTTACAATTTTTTAGAAGGTTTGTACAGCAATGGGGGGTTGACCCAACTAAAATAGCAGAACAATTTGATGTTATTTGCGGTACATCTGTTGGTGGTATTATGGCTTTATCTTTAGCTTTTGGTCTAACACCTGATGAAATGGTGCCATTTTTTACAACACAAGGTCCTTATATTTTCAGTTTATCATCGGTCATTCCCTCACTTCGTCCTAATTTACCGGCTAAACTTGCATTAATAGCTACTAATACCCCTTTTTATCAATCATCAGGACCTACGGCAGAAAATTATGGGTCTGGTTTGTTATATAAAACCATACAAACTACTTTTGGCACTAATACCTTACAAGATTTAAAAACCAATGTAATAATACCTACTTATAAATTTGATACAAAAAACTATATTTTATGTTCTAATCTTAATTATCCTGAGTTTAATGGGCGTAATGAGCTTATAAGTAACGTGGCAATAGCGACTGGTTCAGCTCCTATATATTTACCTTCTTTAACAGTTACTAATTCTAATCCAATATCAGCAGGGTTGTTAAACGGCGAATATATTGATGGAGGGGTTTATCAGAATAACCCAGCACAATTTGGGGTAACCCTTGGTAAAATGGTTAAACCTAATGCTAACAGGTTTTGTGTTTTATCTCTTGGAACAGGTATTGGTGAGATGGGCTTTGATCCTGGTAATCCTGATGTTATGGATGCACGAGTATTAGATATCATGTCAACAAGTGCTATTTCTTTTGATTCTATTGAGGCCATTTTTAGTTTATTTGAAATTTCATCTACTGGTGGACAAGAATCAGTAAGTAAATCATTATCTTTAGAGTCATTATACACTTTAGATCAGACTTATTATTACAGATTCCAACCTCAACTTGATCCAAATAAGAACACAGAGTTGGATAATACTGATCCAGATATACTTGTTTATTATGAAGAATTGGCTGAGCAAGTATTTAATGATGATAATGATAACATATCTACTTTTATAGGTCATTTAACAGCATGAGAATTTTTTACGATCCATTACATAATTTCATATCACCTGTAACAGGTCGTATTATAATTGATCCTAATTATGTATTAATAGGTGATAAAAATGGAATGTCATTACCATCACCGGTTATTATTGATATTAGACTTGATTTAAAAAACTTAAGACGTGATTTTAATGATTTGATCGATAGCAGTTTTGTTCTTAATTTTCCAACTGAACAATTACCAAATGCTCAAGACTTATTCTCGCTTAATGATGGGTTTATGTATAATACTACTGGTATTATTAGTACAACCTCAACTATTCCTATTACTGGATTACCTGACTTAACATATAAAAATTTATGGATAGGTGATAGTAATAATAGGCCTGTTGAAACACCTATTATTACTATTGATAATCTACCGAATTTAGGGGTAGGTACTGTTAATATTCCTAATCCCTTTAATCCTGGTAATCCTATTGTACTTTCTAGGGGGAAAGTATGGAGAGGTACAGATTCATCTCGCCCTGAGGAGTCTGACGCAGTAACAGCACTTGAAGCTGATGTTTTATTACTTACAGCAAGATTTTTAACCTCAGCTTGGATTTTAAGAAATTCAGGGCTTATTCCTAATGTTTTAAGACCTATTTTATGGCCTAATGCTCAGTTTCTTGACGATTTACCTATTAATAGAATACTTAGTCATACAACAGAAGGAACAATAGGTGTAATGAGCTTGACTCAGTACTATCTATGGAAAGGTGATGATAATAATATACCTGTTGAAGTATTAACAATAGATTTAATTAATTTACCTAATTTGACATACAAGGCAATATGGAGAGGAAATACTAGTAATAGACCAGAAGAAACTCAAGACTTAACAATTTTAGAAACTAAAGTAACTTATATTCAAGACGTTACTATTCCTGCAATAGAAGCACAAATTGAAGCTATAGAAGGTCAAATTGCAGTTATAGAAGGTGAGATAGCTATAATACAAGGTCAGATTTCATTACTTGAAGCGGCTGTAGCTGTAATTCAGGGTCAAATAATTACAATACTGGCTACTTTAGGTGATTATGGAAATAGAATTACAGCCCTTGAAAATCAAGTTACTGCAATATTAGCAGCAATAGCGGCTATTAACACAAGAATAGACAACTTAAGTGTAACTTTAATAGGTGATGTAACAGGCAGTGGTAATTTAAGTGCACCTATTACCACAACATTGCAATTGACGTTAGACCAAATTAAAATTGCACAGAATACAGTAAATTTAAATAATCAGAAAATTATTAATTTAAAATCAGATAACGTAGAACAACAAGATGCTTTAAATGCCAAGTTTTTATGGGATTTAATGCACGATCAAGTAGGAGTAGTTTGGATATGAGTGCTTTTGTAGTATCAAATATAGCAAGTAATTTAAACATGCTATCAGGCGAACAAAGGTTTATCTTTGGTAATAATACATTACCTGAGCCTTTAGGTTCTTTTAAATTTGATAATCTTTTTACTCCTGTTATAGGTGCACCTTCAGTTACTAATTTTGAAACTAGGAATAAAGATTTATCAGGTTTCCGGTGGATACACACTACTAACACAGGCGATACTTTCGGAGCATATAAATTACAAAGTTTTATAAACGCCCAAACTACCGGAACAGATATTTTATTATTCAATCAAGATGGAACAATAACCTTTACTTCCCCTATAACATTCCCTGGATTTGCAATATCAGGTGATTTTGATATGAATAATTACAAAATCATAAATTTAGCAAATCCAGTTGATCCTAATGACGGTGTAAATAAAGCTTATGCTGATTCTTTAGTTGGGACAGGGACTGTTACTTTATCTGGAGCTATAAGTGGTAGTGGTAATGTTGGGACAAATATTGTTACGACTTTTAACACAGTACCTATTAACAAATTAGCAGGTTATCCTAATGACAATGCATTGTTTTTAAGAGGTGATGAAACTTGGGCTAATAATATACCAGCTCTTGGTATAAATACCACAGCAGATAGTACTAATACTATTCGTTTTGCTAATGGAAGTAGCGATGTTAAGATTATTTTTAATAAAGATACTCCATCTAACTCATACGACTTATCAGGAATAGGTTTTTATCCTACGTTTGGGACTTTGTACCATACACCAATAGGGAAGAGCCATGCTTTCTTTACAGGAGCTAATGGTAATATGGCTCTAGAAATTACCCCTATTTGTTTAAAAGTTAAATACGGCATAAGTACTGTGGACTTTAGAAAAATAGTTTTTTATGAAGGTATTGTTGATTCAAATCCTAATCAAACTTACGCCATAGGTGTTGAGTTAGATGGAGAACCTACTAACTACATACATTTAAGAAATCAGGTACAAACAATTAATGATGCTTTTAATTGGTGTTATGGAATAGATGATAATACATCTTCTGAATGGATGAGACTTAACAATAGTGGTTTAAATCTTTATAATAAAAAAATATTTAACGTTTTAGATCCACAGAATCCTCAAGAAGTAGCTACAAAAAATTATGTTGATAATGCTATAGATTCTAGTTTCGGTCCAGTAGTATCTTTGCCATATGATGAATTAAGTTTTAACTGGGCTTATGCAAGTAGTACAAATCCATCGCCTTATCAGTTTACAAATAGTTTAACTGATAGTCAGGAAAGCAAGGATTTTAAGTATAGAGTAGTAAGTGGATCGAGAGAATGGAATCAAGAATATACTTTAATAGGTAATTCTGATCTTAACGGCATTTATAACATAAATTATAAAGTTCCTTCTTTAAGCTTTACTCCTATTAGCATCACAATATATCCATTTGCAACATCTCAAAATCTTATGAACATAACTGTTCCTATAGACATGGGAGGTTTTGAGATTAGAAATGCTTTAAATCCAACGAGTTCTCAGAGTCTTACAACAAAAGCTTATGTTGATAACCTAGCAGCTAACTTACCAGCTATTGTTAATGTTACAGGCGGTACTCAGACTTTTCAGTTTAACGCTGTTACTGCTAAATTTATCTTAAGTAATACAATCAGTTCTAGTGTTAATGAATATCAAGTAAATTTTGGCGGAAGTATAGGAGGTTTAAGAATAGGGGTCTCTGGAGATTCTCCTTCAAATCAATTTTCATATATTAATACAAGCGGCAACTTACCTATTCAGTTCCAATCTGACGGCGTTACCAGAATGTATATGAATGGTGGAGGAAGTTTTGTTGTGGGCACAAGCCCTGTAAGTTTTCCGTATGCTAGATTTGATATATTCGGTGGTAGTCAAAATATATTCAATGAAGAAAGTATTATTAGAGTTAACAGCTCTACTGGTTCAGCTAAAATAGAAATTAATAATACTTCTGCTAGTGGACATTTATACGAACTTAGGTCAAATTCAAATAGCACTTTTGATATTGTCGATAGAACTTCAGGGCTGGTTAGATTAATAATAAACGAGAATGGTACTTTAATTAGTCGTAATAAAGTTGAAATAGCTACTTCAGTAGGGTCAGCCAATCGAAAAATAGTATTATTTGATTTTTCTAATAATGATCATGAATTTTTTGGTTTTGGAACTAATCCTACTGTTTTAAGGTATCAAATACCAGTGACAGGTAGTTACCATGTATGGTATGCTGGTACTTCTTCAACAACATCAAATCAATTAATGATTTTAGGTGGAAATGGCAATTTAGGTTTAGGTCCTGTTTTTCCTCCGGTCTTAGCTAAACTTCAAATAAGCGGTGGTGTACAAAATATAGCAGGTGAAGAAACAGCGATACGGGCAATTGGAGATTTAAGTAATATTAAAATTGAACTTCAAAATACTGATGCTAGCGGAAAGATTTACGAAATACGTTCTTCTAGTACAGGTCAATTTGATATAACAGATAGAACAGCAGCAATTACTAGATATACGATAGATACAAACGGAAATCATATATTTTCAAATACTATATATAGCCGTAGAGTATCCGGTACTATGAGCATGCAAAATAACGCTGTGGGTACAACTGTAACAACAGCTAATACTTTTGTGAAAGTGGCAGGAACTACAACAAACTCAAATCTTAATGGGTTAACTTCACCCTTAGCTAATAGATTAACTGTAACTAGTACTATCTCACATATAGCTTTAATTAATGTATCTTTTACAGCTAGCCATAATGGAGGAGGAGGTGAGGAAACTACTTTTGCGTTATATAAAAACGGATTACAACTTGCTAATACTTTAATTTCCAGTCAACAATTAAATAATTTACAAGTTTTAACTATAAATACCACAGTACCAATGACTACTAATGATACAATAGAACTATGGTGTACGAGCCCTAATAATGGTAGAATAATAACAGTTAAACGTTTATTATTTACCTATACAACAACTTAAAATACGAGGAAAAATTATGAGTACAACACAAGAACTAATTGATTATATAACACAAGAAAATACTGAGATGACTGCATCAATTGCACAGAAAACTCAGCAAAAATCTGATATTGATGCAGCAATTGCTCAGCAACAAGCCAATATTGATTATTTTAATGGTCAAAAAGATCAGTGCGATATTGATATTGCAGAATATAATGCTAATATCAGCAAAAATAATGAAATTATAACTATTTTAGAAGCTAGTGAGTAACAATTAATTAAAAGGTAAATAATATGGTAAACAGAGAAGCTATTAAAAAACTACAAGATATGATCGTAGATAGTCAATACGCTCAACAACTTGGAATGAAAGTGTTTAACGGACAAGCAAGCACAGAAGAAATGAATGAGCTTAGAAAAGCAGGCGATGACATTTTGGAAGAAGTCAAAACTTGGCTAGCATTTATTCCCGTTCAATAAGGATTATATAATGGGTGTATTTGTAAATTATGAGCCGTTGCCTTTTGCTGATTTAGCAAATACACCTACTACTTTACTTAGTACGGATAGTGTAAACTATCCACATACTATAATTATAGATAGTTTAACTGTTACTAATCTTATCAATCAAACAATAAGATTTAATTTAAAGAAAAACAGGGAACAAACAAATCCTATAAGGATTTATAGAATAAAGGAGTTTGAAGTAAAACCTTATCAAACAATTGATATTTTAAATTACTTAGGACTTCAATTAATGTTATATTATAGTGTAACACCTTCTATTACTGAGAATATAGTTTGTTTTTCAAATAGTCCGGCTCAGAAATTTGATTGTGAAATAACTTTTAGTGTACTTAACGAAACACCTATTACTTTTTAGCTTATGAGTAAATACATGCAGGATATGCTTGATCGTCAAGCTTTCATTGATCAGAATATGCAAAAGAAATCACCTTTTGATGAAGGAGTGATGAGGGCGATTAAGAGTGCCAAGCAGTCTATCGGGATGGATGAAGAACAATCAGATAAAGCGTTCCGCACGGGGCTAATGGGTTTTAGTGAGGCTTTAAATCAGGATCAGACCCCTACAGGTAGGGGATTCATGGGTAAATTTGCAGCAGCGGCTAGAGGAGTGCCAGCTGGGATGAGAGCTTATGACCAATCAGAGGCTACTTCCCGTAATGAAAATAGCCTGCAAGCTGATATGGCACATAGATTTAGAGCGGCAGAAGAAGCTAAAATTGCCAAGATGGAGCAAGACGCTTATATGCGAGAAATGAATGATCGTAAAATGGCAATGGAGCAAGAAAAGCTTGGTGAGATGAGGGATTATCATAATAGGTCTTTAGATGCTAAAATGGCATCAGAAAGCAATAAAGAATTACCACATCATAAAGATATTAGACAAGCTAATATTCACAATTTAAAGGAAGAAAAACAAAAGTTACTTTCAAACATGGCTTTGGTTAAAACATTGGATGAAGTGGAAGAAGCTTTTAAGAGTGCTAAAAAAAATGGTTATGTTGGTTCAAGTTTTAAAAATGCTTTAAATAGAAAATGGGCTCATTATCTTGGTGATACTGAGGATTTAGATATTATAGAAGCAGCTAAAAAAGTTTATTTAGCTAGGGTTAAAGAAGGTGGGGGTAGTAACCCATCTACTGTTGAATTTACAGAGATTATGAAAACAGTACCTACCTCTGATAAAGCTTATAATGCGTCAATGAAAATTTTATATGCTGATCGTAATAAAGCTCTTGACGACATTGAGAGGTATCATAAATTTGCAAATCGATTAAAAGAAACAAATTATTTAGCTGATCCTATTGTTGAAACCGAAAATTATATAGCTAATAGTAAGGATGGAAACGAAGAATATGTAATATATGTTGATCCTGATACAGGGGAAGAAGAGGAGATATATTTTGAAGATGAACCTATTGCAATTAAAAATGGTTTAGTTAGGAAACAATGAGTAAATTTGATGGTTTAAGAATAAGACCTAAAACAGGAGTATCAAATGATATAGAAGGTGTAAAACCTAAATCTAAATTCGATGGTTTAAGAACAAGACCTAAGAGAAAAGTTTTTGTACCTGAGAAGATTGACGATAATGAAACCAAAAGAGATATTTTACTAGCTACCTTACAACCAACCAAACTTATAGAACCTTTATACAATAATAATTTTGTTAAAGGGGCTATTTCCGGAATAGGTAGAGCCGGAATGTCAGAAGCCGCTGAACAAGCTGGAGCTGGAGTTATGGAAGTAGCCCCTGGTGTTGTTGTGCCTATATCGGAGAGTTCTGCTATGGCTAATATTCCGGAAAAAGGATTAGAAGCTTTAGAGTCAATGAAACCAGATGAGAATGATACTTTAGGTAATATTGCTTACAAGGCTGGCGAATTTGGAGGAGCAACTGCTTCAATGCCAATGATGCCTGCAAGGGGAGCTATCAACGCAGCTGCTAATACAGGTAAATCATTATTTGGTAGGTTTGGTAAAGAAGCTGCTATGGGTAGTGCTATAGGTGGTGCGTCAGGAGCAATACAAGAAGCAACAGATATTGATCCTCTTTATGCTGATTTAATATCGTCAGTAGCTGTTCCAAGTGCTTTATCCAATAAACAAGGTATGTTTGGAAGATTCAGTAATCCTAAGGAAAAATTAGCAAAAGGAACAATGCGTTTAATGGGCTTATCTAAACGTAAAACAGGTGGTTTTGATGTTCCTGTCGCACAAGCTGCTAGAGATTTAGAAATAGATTTACCGGCAGCAGCTCTTACTGATTCTGCTGTAACAGGACTTGCTGATCAATGGATAAGTAAAGCTCCTTTTTTTGGTAATAAACTTAGAAATAAATATTTAACAACAGAAGAACAGACACGTAAACTTTTGGATGATATTTATAACCAAACTAGTAATAAAAGAACACCTGAGCTTGAAGATCAAATAAAAGGTTTATACAGAACAAGTCGAGAAAGCTTACCTACTGAATTGAAAGATAGAAGTATAGTACCTACAAATACTAAAGCTACCGCAGAAGAACTTTACAGTGATTTAGCTAATAGTGATATCTATTCAAAAGATACTAAGTCTTTATTACAAATGATAAATCGTCTCAGAAAAGCAACAAGTGGTGCGTCTTCAAAACCAGATATTTATGGTCCTACTTTTCCTTCTAAAAATAAATATGACGTTAAAAGATTAATCAATGCTAAAATGAATCTTAACGCTATGATTAAGTGGGATACAGATGAGGGAATTAAAAACTTAGCTAGAAAATTACAAGAGGCTATTTCTCAGGATATAAGTGAATATGGTAAATTAAATCCTAAATGGCATGAAAGTTACAGAAAAGCAGATAAATTATTTGGTGATTTAGCTAAAAGGGAAGAGTTAGAAAGTTTATTGGGAACTAAAGTAATTAATCATGGTACTGATAGTTTAAGTTATAGCAATTTATCTAAAGCTATCAATAATCCTGAAAAAGCAGAATGGTTAAAAAAACAAGTTACACCGGAAGTTTTTGCTAAAATAGAAAAATTAGGACAAGTTGCTAGAGCAATGGCTTCAAAAAATGCAAGAATTCCAAACCCTTCTGGAACTGCTGCTACGTTAGGAGTATCTGCTAGTATCGGTGGATTAATATCACTTGTAAATAATCCAAGTTTTTTAACAGGTTTTGGTGCAGCTGGAGCAACAGGTGCTACTATGGCAACAGTTACGGAATTACTTACAAATAAAAAATTTCTTGATTTAGCGTTAGAGTATGCTGAAAAACCTACTTTAGCTAAAGAAATTACTTTAAATAAATTTATAAAAGATAAAACAGGTTATTCAGCAGTAGCTTTAAGAAATAAAATATTGGAAAACGATAAAGATGATAAAGAATAAATTATTAGTCTTCGTTTTCATCTTTATTTAAAGCAGTTATCCATTTTCCTAAATAACATATTATAATGATATTAATAGGTAAACAAATAAGTCCTATAATACCAGAACAGAAACAAAGATATGTACCACCAGCAGCAAATGTTATTGCTATTGGCCATAATATAATAAGTAATAGTATTTTCATTTTATTCCCCCTTATCCTTAATTATTTCCCATAATATAGCAGCTGTTTTAAAATCTTTAGCTTGGTATAGAACATCACTGATATAACTGAGTTCTACTGCGGATAATTTTTTAAAAAATCTTGTTTCCTCATCAGATAGTTCGCCTGTTTCTTTTAATTTATCAATCAGACAAAATATTTTCTGCGTTTTGGTTAATATGTAATTCATAAGTTTAGTCCTCCTTTTAGTTGAAATACAAAAACAGATATATATTTATTTTTATTTAATAACAATAAATATTTATACATAAAAAATAATTATTATTAAATATATGCTTAACTGTTGCTAAAATATAACGTTTATATTAAAGTTAAATTCTAGTTTGAGAACATTTTTTCTTTAATGGTTTAGGTGTAAACTTTAAACTACTAATCAAGGTTAAAATTATAATTTTAACCTTGATTTTTTTATTTATTACTTTATAATATGAATTTCGGTTGATTGTTTGATATGAAAAATATTTTTAATTTAATAGCATCTAATGCCAGTTTTATTAAAAACATCTTCATTCTCATAATATTAGGTAGACTATTATTTATTGAGACAGATAATTTATTATTAATTGCAGAAATAGTCGGTTCACTTTGTGTGATGATTACTGATTTATGCCCTAACCCTTATTTGGATCATTAATGTATTATTTAAACATAATCATTAAATTAATGATTATCTCTATATTTTTACCTGTTTAAACAAAAATATTATAAAAAAAAACCTGATTATAAACTATTAACCTATATTTTAATAGTTAATGGTCTAATTATTCCTGTTTGTACATTAAGATTAGACAATAAAAAAACAGAAAGTTTAGAGTATTTAATAAATATACTTACTTTATTATTTATTATTTGATTTATTCTTTCATTTGTCTAGTAACTTTAGAAGCGTTAAATGGAAAACTAGGTACAATATCTTTCATTTTATCTATAACATCAAACCTTTGTTTTACTTTCTTACGCTGCCTGCTTTCTTTCTTATATTTATTATCAAAATACTCGGAAATATAACGCTTCATGTGTTTGTCCAGCTTATCATCTTCTTTTTCTTCTTCATCTTCCTCTTCTTCGTCTTCATCGTGGTAATGTTCTTCTTTATTATTACCTTTAACTATTTTACGAATATGGGATGGATTTTTTAATAAAAGGTTAACATCTACTTCATTTAAGTTATAAGGAGTTTTTTTCTTAAAAGGTACTTTTGCAGCAGATTTCATAAAGGTTTTTGATGATAAGTTAGTAAAATTATAATATATTGGAAGTTAACTTTTTAATCAATATTTTAGTTTGGTTTATTTATGCCAATGACGTATCAGAGTCTGACTAATGATTTAAGTGTTTATATGCTTAGAACTGATCAACCTTTTATGGATAAAAGAGGTGATTTAATAGAACAAGGGATAATCAGGGTTTATAATAATGCCAAGGATTTGGGGTTTGAGATTAGAGCAGAAATTGTCAATAATCAAGTAGGTACTTCTACTATTAGAAAACCTGCTAATTGGCGTGAAACAGTTTCTATTCTAATGTTTGATAATGCTACTCAGACTACTTCTTACTTATTACCAAGAAGCAGGGAATTTTGCCTGACGTATTGGAACAACCAACAAGGAAGAAATAGTCGACCAAAATATTACAGTGATTCTGTTCTTAATTTAAATAATCAGGATTTACGAAATACATATGGAGAATTTTATTGGACTATAATACCTAATTTGGATCAAGCTTATACTTTTGATATCCAATATTTAGGCATTCCTTTATTTAATGAAGCTAATCCTGTTAACTTTTTAACTCAAAGATATCCTAATCTACTTCTTTATTCATGCCTTATTGAGGCTTCTATTTTTCTTGATAATGAAGAAAAAAGAAACAAATACCAGATGATGTTTGAAAAGGAACTTGAGACTATCAATAGAATGAACACTGATAGAAGTGCTGATAGAACTGTAATAAGAGCTAATAACTAAATGCGTATACCTTTAGTATATAAACCTGGTATTCAAAGAGATGGTACTAATTTTCAGGATCAATATTGTATTGATGGGCAATGGGTACGTTTTGTTGGTAATAACATAAAGAAAATGAAAGGACAATTGGAAGTATACGCTCCAAATAATGTTAAACCCATATTTTTAGATGTTTATTTTAACGGCAATGACTATGTGATGATTTATGCTACTACTTCACAGGTAAATAGATGTATTACTACTTTATCAGCTGTAACTAATGATAGACAGATTCTAAATATTCCAGATAACGCTTCAAGAACATGGCAAACAGCAAAATTCATAGGTAATGATGGTAACCCTTATCTAGCTTTACTTGGTACTTATAACGGTAATAACATGTTAAGTACTACTAACGGCGTATTATATTTTAAATCAATCAATAATGACGATGATTTCCAGAGTACCGCTAATCTAAATAATATTACATCAGGAGGCATTTTATTCTCTAACCCTTGTCTTTATTTATATGGTAATAACGGCACGCTTTTAAGAAGTAGAACATCTGACCCTTTAAATTTTGAAGGGGGTGATTCAGGTATTTATAAAATATCAGAGAATAAATTAATATTCGGTGCAAACATAAGAGGAGGTACTAATGCTCCTAGCTTCTTATTCTGGACTGAAAACTCAGTCATTTATTTAACCAACGTAGCTGACCCTACTAATGCTCAACAACCCGTGGATTTCCAAAGAGAGGTAGTTACAAATAATTCATCCTTAATATCATCAAGAGCTGTTGTTCAATATGATAGTCTTTTCTTCTGGTTAGGACTTGATAGGGTCTTTGTTTATAACGGTATTGTTGATAGTGTACCTAATGATATTAATTTTGAATATTTTCTAGAAAATGTAGACCTTAATAAAAGAGGTAAAATTTATGGCTATAGAATAGCACGTTATAGTGAAATACGCTGGGCTTATCCTGAGAAGAGATTTAGTAATCGCCCTGAAATAGGTTGCACTAGAGAACTTGTTTATAATGTAAGGAATAATAGCTGGTACGATACAGCAATACCACGTGATTGCGTTGTTGTATATGAGGCTACAGGCGATATATTCAGCTTTGGTGATAGTTGTACAAATTATCCATATAATCCTAATGCAGCTTATAATGCCATATGGAAACAGGAGGTTGGTTATAATGAGGTAAGAGGTAATCAAACTCGTAATATTCCTTCATTCTTTACAACACCTTATTTTGGACTTGCTGCGTTTAATCCGGCTAAAAACGGCAATTCTATAGATAAATATGTGGTTTTAGATCAGATTGAGCCTGACTTCCCTCCTCCTGCTGGTTATGATAGAACTGTTAATGATACGTTACTTATAGGTGTGTCTTATAAAAAATATGCAACTAAAATTAGAACATTAATAACACCAATAACATATAATTTGTATCCTGATATTTCACCTGGTAAAGTGGATTTAAGAGTTTCAGCAAGATTTATGACTATTACTTTTTCATCATTATATCCTTATAATGTCGGTACAATACTTATTAATTATAAAGAAGGTGATAATCAGTAATGGCATTTTTTCTACCTTATCCTAAATATATAAGTTTTAAACAATGGTCAGGTGAGGTTATAAAAATATATAGAAATGAAAGATTACCGATACCAAGAGAGGGTGAAGACTGGCAGGAATGGGCTAATAAAATAGCAGGTGTTGGAATATTTAGAACAAACGGCATCCCTTCTGCAACAACAGCTCGTGGTTCAAAAAAAGCTAATATGTTTAAGAAATGGGATGACTGGGCAAAAGCTGTGTATATTGTTATGATTAATGCAAAAGGTAAAAAGAAGTGAACTCTTTTTATGAATTAACACAAAAATACGCTATGGAACTTTTTGAATATAAAGAAGGAAATCTTTATTGGAAAGTTCGTTTGGCAAAAAGAATAAAAATAGGTGATATTGTAGGTCATAAACCTAATGATGGAGGAACTTTAAGAGTATTTATAAAAGGTAAAGGTTATCAAGTGCCACATATAATATTTTTAATAGAATATGGTTATTTACCTAAATACATACATTATAAAGACAACAACCCTCTAAATTTAAAAATAGAAAATTTAATCGAAGCGGATAGTTCCGAAATTAGATGTGTACGTAAAAAACCTAAACATAATAAATCTGGTTATAAAGGAGTTCATTTTGATATTTCAAATAATAAATATGTAGCTTTAATTAGAAAAAATAAAAAATTATATTTTTTAGGCAAGTTTAATTGCCCATTAGAGGCTTATAAAAAATATTGTAATATGTCAAAATTTTTACACGGAAAATTTTCAAAGGTAACATAAAATGAAAAAATATACTAAAAAGGATGTTAATTATATTCTGGAGCAAACAAGAAAAAAAGGTAGAGAGGGTGATACAATCCTTGCTCATATTAATCCTTTAGAAGCACAAATGCTTAAAAAAGCAGGCGGTAGCGGCACGATTAATCCTGATACAGGATTACCTGAGTTTATATTTAGAGGAGTAAGGAATTTCATTAGAAATCCAGGTCGTACAATAAACAAAACTTTAAAAAATCCAAAACGTACCATAGCTGATACAATCGGTACAGCAGCTGCTATTTTCGGCGGTCCTGTTGGCGGTGCTCTTGGCGGTGCTGCCCGTTCTGTTATTCGTGGTGATAAAGAAAACCCATTAATGGGTGCTTTAAAAGGTGCAGGTTACGGCGTAGCGTTACCAATGGCGGGTAATTTAGTCGGTCAGGGATTAAGTAAACTCGGTGCTAATTCAATAGGCGGTGCTCTTCAGAACTATGGAGCTAACAATATGGGCAGCTGGTTTGGTAATATATCTCAAGTCGGCGGAGGAGTTAGAGGTTTAGGACTTCCCTTTACAGGAGCTGATAAAACACTTGGAGCATCTGATTATCTAGCCGGGGGCGGTGCTCTATCAGGTATGGGAGGCGGAAAAGGAGAAGGAGTATCAGCAGGTTCTGATCAGGATGAATATTTAGAATATCTTTTAAGTAAAAGAAAAAAAGAAGATGATATGGGTTTTACTGATAAATTATTAAAAAACAGTAAAGATTTTATAAGTAAGCCTAAAAACCTATTAGCACTTGGTACAGCTGGACTTAGTATATATGATAGGTTCAATAGACCTAAAGAAAAATCAGCTGCTCAGGAAGGAAAAGACGTTAAATCCAAATTGCTTGCTCAAAGATTAACTCCTAAGGAAATGGCACAACAAGAGGCATATGAGCTTGAGCAGGAAAGAGCAAGACGTAGAATTGCTAGAAAGAAGTTTTTACCGGAAGAAAGAATTGATATTGAACCAATTTACAATAGGGTAAGTAGTCCTCAGGAATATTCCCAAACCGGTAGATGGTTAAACTATTATAATAACCCTCAATTTACAGGAAATCCTATTAGATTTTAATTATGAAGACACAACTTTCATTAGGAGAGCTTAGAAATAAAGCTAATCAAATAATACTTAGAGATAGTGCCAAATTAGCAGGTACTAATTATAGTCCTTATCCGGGTAAAACCATAGCACCAATGTCAGCTTTGACTCAAAGAGCGCAAAGCTTAGAGCAAAGGAGGTTAGCTAAAGGTATGCCGTATCAGCAAGGATTATCTACTTTAGCTAACGCTCCTATTGAAGGAATAAGCCCTGATAATATCAGAAATGTTTTAGATACTGTCGGTGGTAGCCAGAGAAACTTTAATGAGAATATACTTCTTAATAAATTAGGTAAACAGTATAACACATACGCCACACCTTACTTACCTAAGCTTGAAAATAAACTTGGACAGGATGCCAGAACAAAATTAAATGAACTTGGTTCTGATATTGAGAGTTTAAACGCACCTTTAATAAAGCTGGAAGGAAAAAAGAACAGGGCAGCATTTACAGCTTTAACTGGTTCAGCAAAAGCAAAAGAGGCTAGAGAAAGAGGTTTAATAAACGATCTTTATAGCTATGGAGAACAAAAACACGGCATAATAAATAAAGGATTAACTGCTGATAAAGCACGTTTTGAAGCAGAAAAAAACGATCCTTATGTCAGACTTCAAAACCTGCAACAAGCCTTAGGTAATATAGGTGGCTATGAAGGTACTGATATGGCAGGTCATCCTGACCTTGAGAAACTAAACGCACAACAGTTAACTAAAGCTTTGCAAGCATATGGTATTGATACCGGTAAACCGGTCAATGAATGGGAAACAGCAGATAGAGTAAATAGTCCTGTTTATCAAGGTAAATTGGTTGAACCTATTAATCAGACCATGGATAGGTCATATAAACTCGCTGAGGAATTAAGCCCTTTCTATAAGGAAAAAGATTATCTTGATCGTAAACTTACCCGTAAAGATGTTGTAAACACTCCGGGCTCTATTAATAGAGCAGTAGGAGCACTCCCAGAGCAATTAAATCCTAAATTTGAAGCTTTAGACCAAGAAGCTAAAAGAAAACTGAAAGCTGATATAAACGCTTTAAACGCCAAATATATCAAACAAGGTACTTACGGCTCTCAAGCTCATATGCAGGCAGTAGCGAATAGAGCGAGAGAATTAAGTGAGGCTACACTTGGTTCACGTGGTAAGTCTACTAAAGAGGATTTATTAAAAGGTGTAACAGCTAGCCAGTATGAAGATATAAACAAGATAGGTAAACTCGGTCAATATGACCAATTAGCTAACACTGAGTTTGGTAATAATCTAGCTGATATTAAAAATACAAATTTAAAAGGACTTGATAAATGGAAAAATGATCAGGAAAATAACGAACAGTTATATAGAGCTTATCAAAATGAGAAAAGCTTTCAACAACCAAGATTGCTTAATAATGCCAGAAATACAGGTGTAGCTGCCGGTGTTGATAGTGGTATCGGTGCAATATTCAACCATTTTAATAATCAAGGTATTGATTTATCCTCCATATCAGACTTAAGAAATAGATATAGCGAGCTTGAGAAAGAGCTTGAAAATAGAAACACATCACTTCGTTCTGCTGATGAGTATAAAACAAGACAAGAGGAACTTTCCCGTCAAAACGCAGCTGAATTTGAAAGAGAACGTAATCAAAGAATGAACTTAGAACGGGAACGTAATGAGTTTAATCAAAGATTACAACAGGAAATAGCAGCTCGCCAGCAAATGGAGCAAGACCAGCAAAGAAGGACAGAACTTGAACGTCAGCAAAGAGTGCTACAAGAGCGTGCGCAAGAAGCAGAAAGAGTAAGAGCTACTGAAGAAGCAAGAAGAGGTGTTGAACAAAGAGCAGCTGAAGAGGCCAGAGTTCGCTACCAACAGGATGCGCAAAGACAAGCAGCAGAAGCCCAGCCTGTGCGTCAGGAGCAAGCAAGAGTTGAGCAACAACTTCAGCAACAGATTCAAGCTGAAGCCCAACGTCAAGCACAAGATAGACTTGGAAGATTACAACAATATAAAGATAGTGCGGCAAAAAGGGATAATTTATACTAAGTCCAGCTGTACCAAGTGCTAATAGGTTTTTAGGCTTACTTATAAAATCTTTACTGTTTTTTAATAATTTATCAGTAAAACCCATA